GTTCCGCGTAGATATAGGTCTTCTCTGCCATTGCTGCCAACCTCCGTTTCGTTGTTGTTGGTTCCATTATACGCCGGTTCCGTCCTCGGCGCAACCGCTTCCGCCGCCAGCCGATCCATGGCCTGCTGCGGCGTTTCACTCATCTGCTCCATGACGCGCTGCGTGTTCTCAGGAGACGCCTGCTGCTGTTCCTGTACGGATTCCAGCGCGACGCGTTCCAGAATGTCCTGCGGAGTTTCCTGTTGGACGTCCGGGTTGAGTTCGGGCGTTTCGTCGTCAAATGTATACTCTGTATTGGCCGAGAGTGCGGACGCCGCGCCGCCCATGATGCCGCCGGAGAGCGCGCCGCCGAGGAAGTCGCCGAGGATGCCGGTCAGCCAGTCTTCGGCCGCCTTTTTCTTTGCCTCGTCCTCGCTCATGCCCGCGTCCATATACTGCTGCTTGTTCTGCGCATACTCGGACTTGTCGCCCATGACGACCGCATCAGAGATCGTGTTTGCGATCGTAGTAAAGACTTCTTCCGAGCCCTCCGTCGCCGCCTGAATACCGGCCGATTTCAGAAGCGTCAGAATCCTCTGAGCTCCGGACTGCTCCGCCGCCTGACGGCCAAGTCGCCCGATGGCATTTTTCGTCAGCATTTCGAGAGAAACCGTCTCGAAAAGCCCCTCAGCAATGCCTGCCGCGAGGCCGTAGCCGAGCGCCTGCGCGTCCGTGCCGCCGCGTTCTTTTGCTTCTTTGGCCGCGCTCGTCGCCGCCGAGCCGGAGAGCAGAACACTCGCGCCGGGTACGCCGAGCTGAGAGAGCGCAGCGACCGCAGTCGAGTCGGCCATGCTCATCCCTGTTTGGTAGAGAAACGATTCCAGCCCGTTCATGTTCTCTGTTGCCGTCTCGCGGATCGTGGAGCCAGCACCCGCCGCGCGCATCGTGCCGGTGTTGAAGTCGATTGTCTTGTCCGGGCTGCCCATCTTCTGCGTCGCAAGATCGAGGTAGCCCAGTCCGCTTGTGATGTTCAGGGGCACAGAAATTGCGCTTGCGAGGATTGGGTGCTCCCGCGTCGCTTCCGCCCAGCTCTGGTTCGACAGCGCCGCCGCCTCGCTGTTGCTCGCCCTGCGCCAGATGTCCGCAACTTCGTCAATGCTGTCTTCGCTGAGCCCGGCCCCGATGAGCGCAGCCCGCGCCGTCTTCCACCCGTCGCCAGCTCCGGCCACGCCGTTCTGCATGGCGTCCTGATACGTCAGATATTCGTCCAGAAGCCCAGCCGCGTCCGAGATATTCGTCCCTTCCCGGAAGTACGGCGCGACGCGGAGCCCCGCGATTTTCTTTGCGTCCAACCCGCTTGCGGTGTTGTACGCATCCGCCGCGTCCTTCGCTTCCTGCTCTGCCGCCGTTTTCTGGCTCTGGTAGCCGCTCAGCGCGTCGTAAAGCGCCTGATATTCTGGGTTGTCGATCAAACCGGCCGGAGTCTCTTTTTTCGGGAGCGTCGTCTGCAAGCGTTCCTGCGTCAGCTCTATCTTCCGGTCGAGCGTGTCGTCGTTCGCCCGCTGCTCCGCTTTGACCGCCTCGTCACGGAGCTTGGTAGACTGAAACGACGTCGCGTCGAATCTCCGCTGCGAAAGACGCGACTCGGCTGTACTCGCCTGCTTTGTGCCCTGCCGCATCGAAGCGGTCGGCTGTTTCCGCTGCTGTGCGCTCTCTGGCTGCGCTTTAAGCTGGGCCTGCTCCTGCACGGACCGCTGCGCCAACTGATAAAGCCGGTTGTATGCGCTGCGCTCGCTCGTGTCTCCGCCGCCGAATTTTGCGTCGACGGCCGCCTTTTTGCTGCCGGAGGTATTCGCTCCGGCGGCATTTCGTGCCATTTCGTCAAGCCGCTTTTTTGCGGCAGCGTCTGCGTTTTTCAGTGCCATATGCACACCTCACTTTACATAGCCCGTGATCTGCTTGCCCTTCTTCGCCGATACCGCAAGCCGCGGATTCCCGTTTGCGTCGTAGCCGGTCACGACGTAGTCTCCAGCCTCGACAAGCCGAAGCGCCTCAGCGTAGCTGACGGAATAGCCCGTGTCAGGGAGCGTGATCTGGTTCGACGGCTTTTTGCTCTGCGTCTGCGTGCTCTGGCTGCTCTTCGAGTTCTGATACAGGTTCCAGAGATTTTCCGTGATTCCATTCGTGTATCCGAGCTTAACGAGGTATTCGTATGCTTTCGTGTCGTTGCCGAACGAGAGCATCGTGTCCACGATTCCGAGGTCGGAGTCCGACCCGCTCGACTTTGAACTCCCGGACCCGCCCGAGCTTCTGCCGCCGGAGCTTCCGGTCGTCCCGACTCCGTTTGCCGCCGCGAGATACGCCCGTGCCTGCGCTTCCGTGATGCCGTAGGCCTTTGCAAACCGGGAGTAATCGCCGCCGTATGCCGCCATGAGCGCGGATTCCTTCTCCGCCTCGGCAGCTTCCTTGTCCGCTGCCGTCTTCGCCGTCTCCTGGTCGTTCACGAGGCCGTAGAGGCTGTACATTCTCTCCCAGTCCGTATTGGACAGGTCGAGGTCGTTCTGGTATGCATTCCAATACTGGTTCGCCGTGTTGAGCGTCCGCTGCTGCTCGTTGTTGAAGTCATCCCGCGCGAGATTGTAGAGGATTTGATACGCCTGCGTCATCGTGTCCTGATACGCCTGTTGGCTCGCCTGCCCGGCATAGCTCGACGCCAGCCCGCCGGTTCTCGCCGACGTCTGCGCCAGCGTGTCCTCGTAGTTCTTCTGTGCGTTCTTCTCATACGTCTGCTTCTGCGGGTCGGCGTCAAAGTCGTATTCGAACTTCGCGTTCTGGTACTTCTCGAGTGCCTGCTGCCACTTGTTGTAGTTCTCGCTGTCGGCCGGCTTCCGTGAGCTCGCCATTTCCGAGAGATACCCCTGCGCCGTGTTCGTCCCGCCGTTGAGATACTGCGAGTAGAGGTCGGTTTTCTGATGGCCTTTTGCGTTCGTCCTGGCCGCGTTCATGTCGTCGATCTTCTGGTTTCTCTGCTGCTCGTAAAGAGCCGCCGACCGGAAGTCTCCCGAGTCGACGGCCTGATTGATCATCGCCTGATAATCCTTGTTCTTGTCATAGGTGTACTTCGTCGCCATTGGCGTCACCCCTTCTTCTGCATCTGCGTCAAAATGCGCTCGAGCTCCCGCTGCAAATAGATGATCTGCTCTGCGATGGCGCTGATCGCCGCCCGGTCGCTTAGATCCTTGATCGGCTTGAGTTCTCTTCCGAATTTCACGTCCATGCACTCCCTTCAACGTACTCCCGCACCATTTCATGCAGCTGCGCCGCCCCTGTGCCGGAAATTCGGACGGTCATGCGGTCAACGCGGTTGATGGGGAGCGGAATACTGATGGTCTTAAAGCCCTCTCCGCTCGCCGTGCAGACCGTCTGGTACGTCTGCCCGTCCATGCTCGTTTCCGCTTTGAGCGTCGCCCCGGCTCCGAGCTTCACGCGCAGCCGGATCCACTTGTATTCCTTCCGCTCCAAAACGGACTCCGTGCAGGCCGGGAACACCGCGTACCACGAAAATGCCTCCGCGTTCCGGGTTTCCCCGTTTACCGTCGCGCTCTCCGATTCGAGCGCATAGAGCGTGTCGTTGATGGCCCCGAACAGTGTCTGCCCCTGTAGAGAAAACGCCTTGACCTCGCTCGCGTCCTCCCGCATCCAAAGCCCGTGGACCGTGTCGTAGGTGTAGTAATCGAACGTCCCGTCCTCGTCCTTCATGGAAATGTGATAGTGGACGTCGTCCGCCCCGGCCGTCGCCTCCGTGTACCGCCGGTACCCGAGATTGTACGAAATAAGGCTCGGAGACGACAGCGCGTAAGCATACACCCCGTCGATGCCCTTATAGTAGAGCACGTCGTTGATGATCTTCTGACTTCGGTGCGAGCCCTTCTGCACGCCTGTAATGTGCATAGTGTTGTACCCGAAGTTCGACGGATAGTCGCCGTAGAGCTGCACGAGCTCATGCTCCTTCCAGCAGAGCGTGTAGTCTCCGAACTCGCAGATGCCGGTAAAGTCGCCGTTCGACCCGACTGCCACCTGATAGCTGTCCGCGTCCGTCCCGCCAAAGTCCCAGAACCGGCTCGGAAGCCCCAGCGCCGAAACATACAGGCAGCGCGACGTAAACGTGTCGTAGCTTTCCGTCTCGCTGTTCCAGATGCGGTTCGTCGTCGCGTTGGAAACGCCGTAGAGCCGGTTCCCGCGTGCGCAGATGAAGTCGAGTGCAGGGATCTCGCGTTCAATTGTCAGGCTCGTTAATTCGCCCGTGTACGCCGTCAGCTGCCCGAGCCGCTTGCCCGAGTAGTCGCTTGACTGCGTTCCATATGTGCCGGAGGCGATGACCGCCCCGTCCCGGATGACAGCAAGCGTCCCGTTCTGGCTGGCCGACGCCCGCACGATGTCGCCCGCCTTGAGCTGTACCTCGCCAAGATTCGCGTCCAGATATACGCTCGTGTCCGTCGGGATGCGCACCGCAGCCCAGTTCGAAACGGAAATGTCGCTCGTCAGCGTCAGCGTGCCGAAGCACTCCGTGAACGCCGCGCTCTCCAGCGTGATCTGGTTTTTGCTGTCGTCAATCGCCGTGATCTTGATCTTCTCCCGGTCGTTGATCCCGCCCAGCGTCCCCGAGATCGTCACCCGGTCGCCGACATCGAACCGGGCCGAGAACAGCACGTTCTTCACGCCGACCTTGTACACGTCAGCGACGAGCCAGCTTTTTGACCCCGCGTAAATGCTGATCTCGCCCTCGTATCCGCGGATGACGCAGTAATACCCGGCCGTGTTGTACCGGCTCGCGTCGGGCAGCGTCAGTCCGCCCCCGCTCGTCCATGAGCCGATCGCTGCCGCAAATGCAGCGTACCCGGTCGGCGAGCCGGACAGGATCGGGATGATAATGTCCCCGGCCGCGCTCTGCGGATACTTCACGCCGCCGCTGTTGCTTCCGTCTCCTGCCCACGTCATGCCCTTTGCCGTCGGCTCCGGCAGCGTCCAGCCGCCCTCCGCCGTCCATCCGATGGCCGACCGGTCCGTTCCGTAGGTGTAAACGAGCGGACACCATTCAAGGACAGAGCCGCTCACACTCGGCTGCAAGGCTACATTTTCGCGGATCGTCGGCACCGTCGCCGCCGTCAGCGTGTCCCCGCTGAGCACCGCCGTCCCCGCCGCCGTCTCGATCTTGCCGCTCATCGCCTGATACGTGCCGTTCGTCAGGTCGATCATGATCCCGTCCGGCCACACAACGAGCTTTGTGTTGACGACGGCGAACTGCTTCTGCCCCGGAGCTACGTTGCACAGCACTGTCCCGTCGTAGTAAAGCACGCTTCCTGCTGCAATGACCTGATGTCCGTCCCACTCGAAGATGTCCGACAGGCCGTCATATGAAGCAAGGGGGACGCGCCCCTTGCGCGTCCCCATGACCGGATAGTGAAAGCAGGCGAGGTTTTCCATGTCGGTAAACTCTCCGTCCTGCGCGCCCTCCGTGCGGTTTAATCCCCGGAAGGCCGTTGTCTGCTTTTTGTACTGCCCGATGTCGGACAGATTCGCCAGTTTTCCCATAGTCCACCCTCTTTCGGGTCACTTTTTGAGATACTGCGCGCTCGCGTACCCCGTCTTCCCGCTCTGGGTCTTGACGTAGTACCACACCGCGCCACTCTCTGATTCCTTGCAGTAGTACCCGTACCACGTTACGGTTTTCCCGCACGCCACGGTCTCCTGCACCGCGCCGTCGATGGGCGCTTTTCTAACGTTCAAGCCGGTCTTCGCCGTGACGGTCAGCTTCACGCCCGTCCCGCAGCCGGATTCCCGCTGCATCGGCTCGACGCGGCTTTTCGCGGCCTTTTTCGTCAGGTAGCTGCCCGTTCCGCCCTTGACCCAGATGCCGAGCTTGCCGCGCACTTTACGCCCCTGCTCGTACAGCTTCGTCGGCGTCACGACCGCCGTGGAGCCGCCGCCGTCGAAATTGACGGCCGTCTTGTACCCCAGCGCGATAATGCCGGAGGCGAACTGCTCGAGCGTCACGCCGTTTTTCGACGTCGCCCAGACGATGGCGCAGCGCTTGTCGTTCCATGCAAACGCAGTCCGCGCCCTCGCGCCGGTCAGCCCGGCCGGAACAGTGTCGAACGCTCTCTTCCCGTCGCGCACGAGCATAGGGTACGTTCCGAGCCAGTCTGCCGCGCCGACGTTGTTCATGTAGCTCAAAATCGGCGTTGTGCCCATCTTAAGCGCCACACCGAGCGTCTGCGGGACGTACTGCGCCTTGCCGTCATGCACGACGCCGGAGGCAGGTGCATAGGTTTTCATGTTGAACAGCTCCGCGTTGCAGATCGCGTCCGGCGTCCTGCCGTTCCATGTCTTTCTCTGCGCCGCCGCCGTGACTGTCTCGCCCTTCCCGTTCATAGGAATGTAACCGATGTGGTCGATATTTCCCAGCGGCACGCTGTATTCTTCAATTTTCACAGCGTCCTCCTTTCCGGCAATGGCGCGGGCGATGG